CTCCAGGGCCAGCTCGACGCCACCCGGCACCAGCTCACCGAAGCCCTGCGCGAGCTCGACGAGCAGGCCCCGCGGTGGCGCACCCTGTTCATCGTGACCGCGCCCATCACCACCGTGAGCGAGGCGAACCAAAGGGACCACCATCAGGTCAAGGGGAAGCGGGCCGCTCGCCAGAGGGACGCCCTGACGGCTGCCCTCCGGTGCCTGTCGGTCAACCCCGAGGAGATGCCCCGGCGCCTCCGCGTCACGTTCACCCGGCTCGCCTCGGGGACGCTGGATGACGACAACCTGGCCGGCGCCTTCAAAGCGTGCCGCGACGCCGTGGCCGCCTGGCTGGGCGTCGACGACGGACCCCGAGGCCCCATCACCTGGAGCTACGCCCAGGAACCCCACAAACGCCACCGCAACGCCCCCGGGATCCTCGTGACCTTCGAGGAGCCGGCACCAAGGAGGACACCATGACCTGCCAGACCACGCTGCCCTGGTGCAAGGGCGAATCCCTCACCGTCGCCATAATGCTGCGTCGCGCCCTCGCGGACTGGTGCCAGAACCGCCCCGAGGGCCCAACGTGGTGCCAGGGTGGCGAGCCCTGGGCCCCCGCCCGCGTCGCGGACCTGACGTGGGGGAGGATGCACCTGTGACCGTGACCATCGCTGAGGTGCTCGACACCGACGGGGCGATCTGGACGAAAAGCGATCCTTTCGACCCCGCCCCCTTCCACTGGAACGTTTGCGTTCGGCTGGTCGGCGGCGAGGGCCTCGCCCGTGGCGACCGGCTGCGGCTGCCCTGCGGGACGGCGCTCCAGTTCGCCAGCCGCCATCCGCGCCACAGCCAGATCACCTGGCTCTACTTCGAGAGCGAGAGCCGCCCTCCTCACCTGGAGGACGGGATGGTCCTGGAGGTGGACACGGGCGGGGCCTGCGCGGGCTCCGTGGCCTCGTGCGAGGGGGAGCCGTGTACCCCCGAGGCAAGGCTGTTCCAGGACTGGCTAGACCAGCAACGGGCCTGGCTGTGGCGCATGGATCCGCGCCTCTCCTGGTGCAACCCCGGAAGGCCCTGGTCATGACCTCTCCCGCCCCGTCCCTGACCTGCATGGGTCTCCCCGCTCGCATCGTCTCCGACCATCCTCGCGACGTCGCCCTCTTCTTCCCCGACGAGCCGCCGCCCCTGCACTACCGCGCCTGTGTCCTGGAGGATGGCCGGTGCGTCGCCGTGCCGGCCTCGTGGGTCCAGCGCGCAGAGGAGACGCCATGAGCTGCCCCGTCACCACCATCGACTTCGGCGAACTGGTCCGCTGCACCCTCCCCGAGGGGCACACGGGCCCCCACGAGGACGGCTGTATCGGCTGGTACGCCCCAGCTCCTCCGGGGCCCTACAGCGAGAGCACGCCCCCCGACGACCTCGCCGCCTGGCGTGGCCTTGCCATCGCCCTGCGAGGGCGCCTCACCGCGACCCAGGAGGCAGCGCGGGCGTATGTCGAGGCCAGGGAACGGGTGGACCCCGAGGGGGAACGCGAGGCGAAGGCACGGCTGGAGGAGGTGCTCGATGAGCGGTAAAAAGGCTGCCCCCACCTCGCCCCCGTCCGACCCAGCGCGCGCGCCCGACCCCCCTCCCGTCGTGCTGCGGGTCCGTGCCATCAGGCTCCGCATGGAGGCCGGCACCTGGGGGCCCGGGTGCGCCGCCGAGCTCGCCGCAGCGTGGGGCGTGACGGAGGCCATGGTGCGGGGCCATGCCTCCGAGGCTTCGAGGCAGCTCGAAGCTGTGCTCGACGCGGGCGCCGCCGCTCGCCAGATCGAGGCGGATATCGACGCGGCGCTCCAGGTCGCGTTCCAGGCTGGCGACATGGGGGCGGTGCAACGGCTCCTGGAGACCCGGCTGAAACTCCACGGCATCGGCGCCCACAAGCGCCCCGAGGCTGGGCCCAGCATCCACCAGCAGCCCACGACACAGGCCCCCGCCGAGGTGCCCTTCTGGCTCAAGCCCAAGGCGAAGGCCTCGAAGGAGGGCGACCCCTCGTGAGCGACGGCGCCGCCTTCACCGACTTCCTCGACGCCCTCGACGTGCGCCTCGAAGCAGGCCAACGGGCTTTCTGCCTCGTGGCCTTCGATGGGCTCCAGGTCGCTGACCTCCAGGGCGAGGACCGGACGTGGGCGGTGAAGATCTTCGGCGACCTGCCCCGGATGCCCGAGGAGGAGTGGGCGTTCATCCGCATGGTGCTGTGCATCGTGGCCGGGGGGCGCAGCGGCAAGACCTACCTGGCCTCGCTGCGCCTCTTGCACCTTGCCCTGACGGTCGACCTCAGCGGGCTGGCGCCGGGCGAGGAGGCCTTCGCCGTCATCATCGCCCCGCGCCTGGAGGAGGCAGAGCAGGCGCTGCGCTACATCGCCGGGGCCGCCCGGAAGCACACCGACATCAAGCGATGCCTCACCACCGACACCTCGGAGCAGCTCACCATCAAGCGCCCCCAGGACGGGCAGAAGGTGACCATCAAGCCGATGGCAGCCGGGGCCGGTGGCATCAGCGGGCGAGGCAAGACGCTGATCGGCGTGCTGATGGACGAGACCTGCTTCTTCCGCGATCGGCAGAGCGGGGTGGTGAACGATGACGTAATCTTCGACGCGGCCGAGCCCCGCGTCGTCGAGGGCGGCCAGACCATCGTGTCGAGCACGCCTTGGGTGGCTCGTGGCCTTCTGCACCGGAAGTACAAGGAGAACTTCGAGCACCCGCGCAACGCCCTCGTGGCCCATGCCTCGACGCGGAACATGCGCACGAACCCCTTGCAGCTCCGCAAGGTGGACAACGCCTATCGCAAGGACGCGAGCAATGCCGCCATCGAGTTCGGCGCCGAGTGGGGCAGCACCACCACCGAGTTGTTTTTCTCCGACGCTGAGCTGGACAGCATCTTCGATGGCACCGCGCCGCCCCTGGGCACCCGCCCGACGCCCGGTGACCTCGTGGGCGCCGGCGGGGACCTGGGCTTCAAGCGCAACAGCAGTTCGCTCGCCATCGTGCGCCAGCGTCCCTCGCGTCAGGTCTGGCTCGCTGACCTCCTGGAGCACAAGCCGACGGGGGGCGTGCGCCTCAAGCCGAGCGTGGTCTGCGGGGACTTCGCCCAGCGCCTGGCGACCTTCGGGGCCTCGGGCCTGGTGGCCGACCAGCACGAGCGGGCGTCGCTCGAAGAGCACATGGGCGACGCCGGGTTGAGCGTCCACGATGCCCCGGCGGCGACGGATGCGCTGGTGTCGCTCCGGGCGCAGGTGCGCGAGGGCCTCGTCAAGGCGCCGACCCCCGCGGACGACGACGACAGCCCCGAGGCCGCGCTGCTGCGGCGCCTGCGCGAGCAGCTCACCGGGATCAAGCAGCGCCGCACAGTGGGCAACCAGATCTCCGTGGTCATCCCCGAGGCCATCGACGGGAGCCACGGTGACCTGGCGCAAGGGCTGGCCAACGCCGTGTGGGGCCTGGCCGCGGTGGGGGCCCGAGAGGTCGAGGAGCCCAGGACCCGGGCCCACCTGGACCCCGATGAGCGCGAGATGATCGAGGCCGAGGAGCGCCAGGCAAGCAAGCGCCTGGCCTGGCTCTAGCCCCGCAGCCTGGACCAGAAGGGGACCGCCACGCGCCGCACGATGGCCTTGCTCTCTGGCCGGTCTGAAGCGGGCAAGACCTCCTGCTCGAGGATGACGCTCCCGCTCTCCAGGTCGGTGACCTTGACGGGCTGGCGGGCGTCGAGCCCGAGGGCGTCGAGGTGCGGGAGCAGGCGGGGAGGGCAGGTCATGCCGCCAGGGTACGCTGAAGCTCCTCGACGCGGCGCTTCAGGTCGGGCCGCTGGTCCAGCAGGGCCGCCAGCGCCATGTCAGCGACGCGGCTGAAGGTCTCTCCGGTCAGGAGATGGACGGCGCGGGCCTTCTCGTACACCTCGTGCTCCAGGCTCACCTGTTTACGTAGTGACATGCCCCCAAGATACCACGATACCTTGATTGAGCGGTCAACCTGTATGCACGTTGACAACACGATTCTAGCAACCGTCGACCGGTGCCAGCAGACTCCCTCCCGTGAGCATCGAGGCGGCGCTGGCAGCACTGAGGGACGCGGGGGCGACGCAGGTCGTTGTCACCTTCGCCCTCGTGCCTGCGGCCCCGTCCGCCCCTGCCCCGCTGCCGGCGCCCCCTGAGCCCGAGCCCACCCTCACCGAGGAGCCCGACGATGAAACGCTAGCCGAGGACCCGCTCTTCCGTTCCACGTCCGTCCGTCCTCGGCGCCCTCGCCATGCGGAGGAGCCCGATGGCTAACCTCCGCTGGTGGCACGAGGACAAGCCCCACGCCTCGCTGATGCGGGTCGTGCGAAAGATCCAGGACGACCAGAGCGACCTGAACGAGCGTACGTTCACCTCGCTCTGCCTCTACGACGACTGGCAAGCCCTGCCCTTCGCCTTTGGTGGCTACGAGCTGCAGCGCACCGAGGTTGAGGGCCACTTCGCCGTCAACGCGGTGCGCTCGTGCGTCGACACGGTGAGGGTGGAGACCATCCAGGCCCGCCCTCGCCCGCTGTTCCTCACCTCCGGCGGCGACTGGACCCTGCGGCGCAAGGGCCAGAAGATGGGGAAGTTTGTCGAGGGCGTCTTCAACGAGTGCGCCTTCGACCGCCTCGCCTCGTCCGTCGTGCTCGACGCCCTCACCTCCCCCTGGGGCTGCGTCCAGATCGTGCAGGACGAGTTCACGGGCCGTGCGGCGCTCCGGCGCATCCTTCCCGGTGAGCTGTGGGTGGACCGTCGCGACGGGCACTACGGCGCCCCCCGGTCGGTCTACCTCACCCGGTGGGTCGACCGCACCGTGCTCCAGGAGCTCTACCCCAAGCACGCCAACGAGATCGAGACGGCTCGCGACGAGCTGAACCTGCAGTGGCAGTGGTCTGACAGTGAGAGCGATCTGGTCTGCGTGGTCGAGGCCTGGCACCTCCCCAGCGGCCCCAACGCCAAGGACGGGCGCCACGTCGTGGTCTGCTCCGCCTGCACCCTGGACGAGGAGGCCTGGACGGCGCAGTCGTTCCCCTTCGCTTTCCTCCGGTGGAAGACCCCGACCAGCGGCTTCCACGCCCGCTCCCTCGCCGACGAGCTGCGGAAGATCCAGCGCGCGCTGAACGTGGCCGCCGCGGACATCGAGGACGGCCAGGAGCTACACGCCCACACCAAGATCTGGCTGCCCCTCAACAGCAAGGTCAACAAGGGCCACTTCACCGGCGACGCCGGGCGGTTCATCGAGGGCGCCGTGAAGCCGGAGCCCATCGTGTTCCCCGCGGTCTCCCCCGAGGTGTACCGTTGGTTCGATCGGCTGCTGGAGCTGGCCTACCAGATGAGCGGCGTAGCCGTCGCCGCAGCCCGGAGCGAGAAGCCCGCGGGCACCACGAGCGGGCGAGCCATCCGGCTGACCGCTGACCTGCAGAGCAAGCGCTTCCTCGACTTCGCCCGCGCCTACGAGCAGTTCTACATCGACGTCTCACGTGAAATCGTGCGGCTCATGGAGCGCCTGTCCGAGGAGGACTCCTCCTACGACGTGGCCTACCAGGGCAAGGGCCACGCCGAGCGCATCGCCTGGAACGATGTCCGGATCGATGAGTCTTCGTACATCCTCCAGACCTGGCCGACGAACCTCTTGCCCAGCACCCCCCAGGGCAAGCTCGACAGCGTCGTCGACCTCGTCTCGACGGGCTTCACCGAGCGGCTGGGCATCCCCGCCGAGCAGATCCTCAAGCTCCTCGACTTCCCCGACATCGAGGCCGCCTTCGGGCTGGTGACGGCGTCGTGGGATCGCGTCGAGCAGATCCTCGAGATCATGCTGGACGAGGGCAAGTACCTGCCACCGGAGCCCTTCTACAACCTCTCCTTGTGCCTCGGCGCCGCGGTCCGCCACTACCAGCAGTGGCAGATCTGGGGCGTCCCCGAGGAGCGTATGGAACTTCTGCGGCAGTGGATCGGCGACTGCAAGGCGCTGCTCCTGGCCGCCAACCCCCCAGCGCCCCCGCCGCCCCCCGCCGGCGGTGAGGCGCCCCTGCCCCCCGCCCCGGAGATGGCCGCATGAGCGAGCCCACCGCAGACGCCCCCGTTGTCGACGTCGACGCCGCCGAGCCTCCCGCCGAGGCCGTCGAGCCTGCCGCCCCCGAGTCCCCGGAGCCCTCCGCCGAGGAAGGCGAGGCCCCCGAGGGCGAGGACGGCAAGCCCGCGCCCAAGGGCAAGGGGAAGGGCAAGGGCGACATGCCGCCCTCTCTCGCCGCGGCCATCCGCCTGGAGGAGAAGGCGAAGAAGATCCAGGAGAAGGCGGACGCCAAGGTCGCCGACGTTACCCGGCGCGAGGAGCGTCTTCGCGCCGACGTGGCCGCCTGGGAGGCTCAGCGCAAGGGCTGGGAAGAGCAGGTGCGGCCCAAGCTGCAGCGCCTGCAGGCCATCGACCGCGCGCTTCAGGAGGGGAACTACACGGGGCTCTTCGAGACCCTCGGGGCGGACCCGAAGAAGGTCCTCGATGGCCTCGCCGGTGACCTCCAGATGCCGGACCACGTGCGCGAGGAGCTGGCTGCCGCTCGCCGCGACCGTGTTCAGCGCGAGCAGCGCGAGCAGCAGGAGCGGCAGGAGCGCGAGCAGCAGCAAAAGACCCTCGCCGAGCGGCAGGAGATCTGGGGGCGCATCGTCGACGTGGTCGACGCCAACCCCGAGGCCTACGCCCAGGCGACCCGCTACGCCCGCGAGGTCGGCGCCGACGCCTTCGTCGAAGAGGCGAAGACCATCCGCCAGCAGCTCGGCGGCAACGTCGGCACCGCCGCCGTCATGCGCGAGGTCGAGCGGCGCGCAAAGATTCACTACGGCGACCCGGCGCCTCAGCCCGGGAACCCCTCGCAGGTAAAGGGGCCGGGCCAGCCGGCGACTCCTGCGGCGCCAAGCGCCACCCCCGCGAGCCGAAGGCCCGTGGGTGTTTCGCAACGGGCCGCGCAGGAAGCCGCAGTAGAAGATGACGAGACGGATCCCGTCATCCTGCGGCGTCGGGCGCTGGCCGTGCTCCGCGAGGGCCGCCAGCAGGCAAGCTGACGCCCTCGCCATGGAGTCCCCATGGCTGACGCATCTCTTACGACTGCAACGTTCAACAAGGCTCTGAAGACGGTCTGGCCGCAGAAGCGGCTGACCAAGCTCTTGCTCGAGAAAAACGCGACCGCGGCGATGATCCCCATTCGCCCGTTCAAAGGCCTCATCATGCCGCTGGTCGTCCAGTACGGCATCCAGACCGGTCGCTCCGCGGTGTTCGGCACCGCGCTCGCCAACGGCACCGGCTCCAAGCAAGCGCAGTTCGTCATGTCCACCGCGAAGGACTACGCGAGCGGCGGCATCGAGGGCGAGGCCCTCTTCGCCATCGAGGATGACGAGTCCCTGATCGCGAAGCTGGAGGAGGAGATGCAAGGCTCCTTCGACTCCCTCGATGAGAGCATCGGCGAGCACATCCACGGCGACGGCGCCGGCAACCTGGGGCGCATCGCCTCGCTGGCCGCGGGCCCCCCGACCACCTTCACCCTGACCAACCCGTACGACGCGGTTCGGTTCTTCGTGGGGATGGTGCTCCAGGCCAACCCCAACCGCACCGGCAACAGCGGCACCCTGCGCGCCGGCACCGGCACCATCACCGCCGTCGACCACGACAACGGCGTCATCACCTACACGGCCAACGGTGGCTTCACCCCGGTGGTGAACGACTACGTCTACGTCGAGGGCGACTACGACGCGAAGATGAAGGGCTTCGAGGGGTGGAACCCCGAGACGGCGCCGACCTCCGGGGACAGCTTCCTCACCGTCGACCGGAGCGTGCACATCGGGCAGCTCGCCGGGCACCGCTACGACGCGAGCGCCTTCAACCCCATCGAGGGCATCAACAAGGCGCTGGCTCACGCCCGCGCGCTGAAGTGCCTCCCCACCGTGCTCTGCGTCAACCCGCTGGACGCGCACAACATCCGCCAGGACCTGGGGAACGCCGTGGTCTGGGACATCGTGAAGAGCCCCAACGACCCGAGCGTCAGCATCCAGACGGTCAAGTTCAGCCAGGGCGGGCGCATGCTCCGGATGTACGAGGACGAGAAGGCGCCCCGCGGCGTGGTGCGCGGCTTCGACCCGGCGAACATCGCCATCTACGCCCGCAACTCGATGTTCCCCGGGGTCCTCGACAAGGACGGGAACAAGATCCGCGCGGACGCTTCGGCCGACGCCTACAAGTGGCGTCTGGGCTTCTACGCCCAGATCGGCTGCCAGCGCCCCAAGGATCTCCTCCGCATCAAGATCGCGACCTGAGGAGGCACCATGGGAACCGCAGGAATCCGTCGAGAAATCGCAGGCTGCAGCCCTTCCCAGGTGGAACTCTCCGCCAGGGTCCAAGGCGCAGCCAACAGCAACCCCAGCACCATCAAGGGCGCGACGAGCCAGGTCGCCAGCGTCACCCGCCTCGGCGTCGGCCGGTACCGGATCTTTCTGCGGGAGGCTTTCCCCCAGGCAGAGCAGGTACACGCCAGCGTCCAGGACACGAACTACGCCACGGCGGCCTCGAAGAAGGTCGCCAAGGTCATCACCCACAACGTGAGCACCAGCGTCGCGGCCAGTCGCTACATCGACGTCGCGGTGCACGAGCCCAGCAACTTCGTCGCGGACGAGCTGACCGACCCGCTCGCCGCCGCCGCCGCCGGGCTCCGCGCGGCGACCGCCACCACCGTCGCGCCGCAGACCGTGCTGACGGCGGGCCTCCTCTCGGGTGGCCTCGCCGAGCTGCTGGCACGGCCCAGGAACGTGACCTTCACCACCGCGGGCGGCACCCCAGCGGACGCTCCGGCCACCGCGCTCATCACCGGCACCGACATCCACGGCGACCCGATGACGGAGACCGTGAACATCGCCCAGACCGCGACCATCGCCAGCGGGGTCGAGGCCTTCCGGACCATCACGAGCATCGCCTTCGCCGCGGCCGAAGGCACCAACGCGACCGTGTCCATCGGCTACGGCAACGCCTTCGGGCTGCGTCGCAAGGCCAAGACCCGGGCCGGCGCCGTGATGCGCGGCACCGAGATCTCCGCGGGCAGCGTCGTCACCAACGGCACGCTGGTCACGGCGGAGACCTCGCCGCCCAACGGCACCTACACCCCCAACGCGGCCCCCAACGGGACCAACGACTACGCCATCGCGTACGAGACCGATGGTGATGTGGACCTCACCAGCACCGAGTGGCTCCACATCGACATCACGCTCCGCAACACGGCCCAGGGGGTCTCGTGAAGAAGTCCCTGGCTGACATGGTCCCGCCGAAGCCCGAGCCCTCGGGCAAGGTCGAGGCGGAGGACGACGGGGGCGACATGGCCCAGGCGAAGCTCGATGCGTTTGAGCGCCTGGCCAGGGCCCTCGGCCTCGACCCGAAAACCCTCGACTCCCAGGAGGGCGCCGAGGCCCTGGAGGAGATGATCGCGGTCTGCTCCTACGAGGAGGGCTGACGCATGCGCTACGCGCTCTTGAGCGATCTGGTGACGCGGACTCGGGCCCGGGTGGGCTACGAGAACAACCAGCACATCACCGACGCCGAGCTGAAGGCGGAACTCAAGAGCGCGGCGCGTGCCCTGCTGGACGTACTGCTGGAGATTCACGGCCCCGAGCCGTACCGCAAGACGGTCTCCCTCAACCTCACCGACGGGATCTCCGTCTACGACCTGCCGACCTCCGTCAAGGAGGTGCTGGCGGTCTACTCCTGCGCCGCGGACCTGACCGGAGACGTCAGCCCGACCGTCGTCCCGCGCGGGAAACCTTACGCCGAACTGCGCCCCTTCGAGGAATGGGAGCGGGTGCAGCTCCTGAACCTGACCTTCACCGACCACGCGGGACTGCGCTGGCGCCTGGGGGGCGCCGAGGCGAGCGACAGCACGACGGACGACGACGTCGATCAGATCGAACTGCTCCCGGTGCCACGGACGCCCCCGTACGGGACCGTCTACCTCTCCGTCGTCCCGCACCCCGTCCAGGCCACGCTGACCGACGACAGCGACGTGCGACTGCTCGCGCCCAACAACGCGGACGAGTGGCTCATCGCCCGCGGCTGCGCCTACATCCGGACGAAAGAGAAGGACGACCCGAGCCCGTTCTACGCGCTCATGAGCGAGGTCGAGGGCCGCATTCGCGCCGCCCACGCCCGGCGCACCACCAACGAGCCCCAGCGGATGCGCGGGCGCTCCGACCGTCGGCGCCTCCGCCCCGGTGACTACACGGACGGTGAGCCATGAGCGGCGAGCGGCGGAACCTGGCCGGAGACCCCCGCGTCGATCAGGTCGGGCGCGAGCGAAGCGACGACCTCTCGGGCGAGCTCCGCCGGCGCTTCCCCCCGGGTGTGCTCCTGGAAGGCATCGCCTTCAAGGCGCTGGAGCGCCGCACGATCCCCCACGGGCTCAAGACGACGCCCCGCGGCGTGCTCCCGTCCGTCCCTCGCGGCGGCGCCACTCTGCTGGTGCAGATGGGCCTCACCGGGGATTCGGTGGTGCTGGAGAACGCCACCAGCAACGAGGCGACCTACGACCTGTGGGTGTACCTGTGAGCCAGCAAGAACAGGTGCTCGACCTCCCCATCGGCCGGAGCCTCGCCGAAGGGGTCGACCCCAAGCTGCTCCCGATGGGCGCAGCGGCGAAGCTCGAAAACTTCGAGGTCTTGCGCGGCGGCGGCATCACCAAGCGCAAGGGCTGGGGCCTGCGCCTGCGGCTCGAGGACTCCACCGACATCACGCCCCGCTACAAGGTCGAGGGCGACGGGACCACGCTCCGCGCCGTCTGTCCGTCCCCGGCCTCGGGCATCCCCCATCTCTACACCTACAGCGAAGGTCTCGACCTCTGGAGCGACCAGGACGACGTCTCCCCCTGCTCCGTCGAACGGCGCGGGCTCGTGGCCACCACGGACGTTCTTGCCTTCACGGACGTCGTCCCCTTCGGCTCCGGGGCCTTCCTCCTGGTGGTCTACGGCGCCCTCTCCAGCGATACCTTTTACAAGATCGTCGACGCCCGCACCGGCGCCACAATCCAGCAGGCGACTTCGCTCACCAGCGGCTTTTATTCGCGCACCGCCTGCGTCCAGATCAACAACGACGTCTGGGTTCTTTACAACCATCGGACGAACGGCTTCAGCGCGCGCAAAATCAGCGGCACCGACCTCAGCGAGACGATCGTCGTCCTCTCCGCCACCGCTGCCGCGCACTTCGACGCCAACCTCTACTCGCTCGCTGAGGTGGTCTTCGCCTACTCCACCGCGGCCTCGTCCACGCTGCGCTTCGGGCGCATCGCCAACGCGACCGCCACGGTCAGCGTGACCGGGAACTACGCCGCCGGCGGCACCGTCGAAAACATCGGCGTCTGCGGCAACGCGACCGTGGGGGTGCAGGCGATCTATCACGAGGGCGCCGCCCACGACGTGAGGGTGATCCGGATGCTGGCCAACCTCAGCGGCACCAGCGGCGGCCCTTACACCCTCGAAGCGACGCCCGCGTTCTGGTCTCCCGGGGTCGCCATCGCGATGAACGGCACCACGACCTGCTGCGCCTACGAGGTGGCGGCGACGGCCCAAGATCGCGGCCGGGTGCAATACAAGGAAGTCGACTCCGGCGGCTCTGTCGTCAATCCCCGCAACGCTCACCGCTGCTGCCTCGCCTCGGGCTTGCACCTGATTCAGGGCAGGATCTACGGGCTGGTCGTGGCCTGGCAGGATTGTCTTGCCCAGGTCAACAACGCGGAAAGCGGCCTCGTCTCCGGGCTGACGTCTGTGGAGTACACCGCAGGTACCGGCATCACCGACAGCACCACGGGCTCCGGGCCGGTGTCGCACGTCGCCCTCGTCTGCTTCAACGACCCGGACTCCTCGATCCTTACCTTCGCCGCCAAAGCCGGCACGATCAACGCGACCAAGACCTTCGGCCAGTACGTGCCGAAGATGTGGCCCATCCTCAGCGACGAGCTGCGATGGGTGGCGCCGCTCATCACCTACGACCCGGGCCGCCCGCTGCGCCTGGAGCAGCTCACCCTCGACTGGTCGCCGCGCCAGGGGCCCAACCTCCACAGCGCGCTTCCTCGCCCGCTGTACGTGCTGGGGGGCGGCCTCGTCAGCAGCGGCGACGGGACCAGCAACGCGGAATTCTCCTTCCTCCAGGGCCCCACCTGGGGCGAGCCATCGTTCACCTTCGGTGGTGACCTCGCCTCGTCCCCCACGGGGGTCACGTACCTCTACCGGGCGCGCTACGAATGGTACGACGACGCGGGCCTGCTTCACGTCTCGCCCTGGTCTCCTGACCTGGCCATCACGCTGATCGACGCGGCTTCGGGCGGCTGGGATATCGGCCTGGTTTTCACCTGCACCCAGATCTCCCGGCGCGGGCGCCTGCGCTTCGGCCTGGGACGGCAGCCGAAGATCGCGATCTACCGCAGCGCTGGCAACTCCATCACCCTCAGCGGTGACGTTGTGTACTACCGGCTGCGAGAGTGGGACGCGCTCCCCACCAACAACACCTCGCTCTTTTCGACAACGTTCACCGACGACAGCGACGACGCCGATCTTCTGGCCCGGGGCTTCGGCCAGGAGGTTGCCCCCCGCGGGCTTCTCGCTCCGATCTGTCCCCCGGCGAGCATCCACCTATGCCTGCACCGCGGGCGCCTGTGGCTCGCCAGCGCGGAGACGGGGCGTGACCTGTGGGCCTCGCGTCAGCTCACCCGCGGCGAGCAGCCCGTGTTCCCGCCAGAGCTTCAGGTCACCCTGGCCGACAGCCCCGACCGCCTCACCGCGCTCGCCAGCCTCGATGACAAGCTGGTCTGCTTCACCACCGGGCGGATCTATTACCTCGTGGGCGAGGGCCCTGCCGACAACGGCACCGGCGAGTTCTGGCCGGCGCCCTGGCTGGTAACGGCGCAACACGGATGCCTCGACAGCCGGAGCCTTGTCACGACCCCCGAGGGCGTCTTCTTCCAGACGTCGGCCGGGATCGCGCTGCTCACCCGGAACCTCACCGTCTCGCTCGTGGGCGAGGCGATCCGGGACCTCACCGACGAGCGGCCGACCTGCCTCGGCGCGGTCCACGACCCGAAGCGGTCGCGGGTGGTCTGGCTCTTCGCCAACGCCGACGGGGAAACCGTGGGCGCGGTCTACGACTACCTTCACCAGACCTGGAGCCGTCAGGACACGGCGATGGCGTCGGAGCTGTTCGGCATCGCGCTCTGGCAGGACCTCCTGGTGGTGACCGCTGACGAGCTGCTCCGCGCCGAGGGCGAGCCCGGCAACCCGGACGACCGTGGCCAGGATGTCGCGGGGGATCCCTCGTGGGTGACGGGGGTCTACGAGACGCCCTGGATCTGCCCCCAGGGGCCCGGCGCTTACCAGCGCCACCGGCGCCTGGTGCTGCTCGGAGAGAAGCTCAGCGGGTGCTCGCTGCGCGTCGACATCTACCTCGACTTCGACGCCGCGACGGTCAAGCAAACGCACACGCTTGACCTCCAGGCGGCGTCGACGATCACGGGCCTCCCGCTGGTCCGGTACGAGGTGCCCCTCACGATTCAGGCCAGCCAGGCGATCAAAGTTCGGCTGACCGACCTGCCCCCCGACGCGAGCGAGCCGCCTGCGGGCGTCGAGCCACGGGTGGGCGTGTCGTTGCAGCGCATGGCGTTGGAATTCGTGCCGGAACGGGGGACGCCCCGCCTTCCGGCTCTCAACCGCGGCGGAGGTGGATGATGGCGAGTGGAGCAGACTGGGGCTCAGGGATCGGCACGGTCGCCGGCGGCGGCATCGGCGCCTTCTTCGGCGGGCCGATGGGCGCCGGGGTTGGCATGGGCGCCGGTGGCATGATCGGCGGCCTCATCGGCGGCGGCTTCGACGAGGAAGAAGGCGGCCCTCCGCCCGTCTACGTCGACCCCGCGCTGTACACGACCCCCGGCTACGACCAGTACCTGCAGGGCATCGGGCAGCAGCAGGACTACTTCGGCGGGCGCGCGGCCCCGGTCATGGACTGGTCGATGGCCAACCAGGACCGGGCCTACGGGCTCGAAGCCCGCGGCATCCAGGGCGAGGCGGCGCAGAGCTACCGCGACGTCCTCGCCGGCAAGACCCCCTCGCTCGCTGACCTGCAGATGCGCCAGGGCCTGGCCCAGGCCTCGACGCAGGCGGCGCAGCAGGCGGCGAGCACCCGTGGCGGCGGCGGCGCGGCGCTCCTGGCCAACCAGGAGGCGATGCGAATGGGCTCGGCCAACGCGGCGCAGGCCTCGACGCAGGGGGCGATGCTCCGCGCCCAGGAGGTGGCCGCCGCTCGAGCGGGGCTGCTTCAGTCGGGCACCCAGATGCGTGGCCAGGACAACGACATGCGGGGCCAGAGCCAGGGCCAGACGCAGATGATCGCGGCCAACGAGGCGCAGCAACGCGCCCAGAACGACGCGATGATTCGAAGCCTGGAGCAGGGCCGCCTTGCCGCGCTGGCGGGGCAGCAGGGAGCGAAAAGCCAGTACGCCAGCGACGTGATCGCGGGGCAGTCGGGCAACCAGGGAGCCTCCCTGCAAATGCAGCAAATGGCGCAGAGCCAACGCAACCGCGACCAAGACTACCAGCGCCAGCTCGCGGGCGGCGTGCTGCAACAGGGCGGCTCGCTGGCGGCGATGGGCATGACCCAGGGAACCGGCGGGGGCGCCGCGCCGACGCAGGGCGAATGGGACAGCGCGTGGGACTCCTCGGGCGGAAAGAAGTGGTGGTGACGCGATGCCTGGACCTCTCGACTTCGGCCTCTCGGGTGGGCTGGCGGGGAGCTACCTCCCTCGCCTCCCGGCGGCGCCCGTTCCCCAGGCCCCCCAGGGGCGCTTCCTCGTGCCCGCGCCGCCCCTGGAGATGGCTTTGCCGGCCCCGCCGTCGATCCCTGTGGACCCGGCTGCGCTAGAGGCCGCCGAGCGTCAGCGCCTGCGCTTCTTCCCCCAGGGTGACCCCAACGCCAGCGGCCTCCCCCCGGGGCCGTCTGCGCCCGCGTGGACGCCCCCGCTCTCGGCGCAGCTCGCCCCCGCAGGCCTGGCCCCCAAGACGCCGCAGTTCGCGCCGCCGACGCTGGGCTTCGGCTCGGCGATGAACGACAAGGGCGTCGTCTCCACCGCGGTCAACCCCACCAAGATCGTGACGGGCACCCCCGGCGCTCCGGGCCCCACCGGGGGAGCTCCAACGGGGCAGTCCAACCCCTTCCTCGACAGCTACAACAACCTCCTCAGCGCCCAGCAAGCGGCGCTCCTTCGCCCGCAGCCGCAGGGGCGCTTCGTGCGTCCTCCGGCGCCGGAGCCGCTCGTGCGCCTCGGGGGGCTCCAGAAGGAAGCCGGCGCCATCGAAGAGGCGAGCGCGCGGGGCGAGCGGGACGTGACCTTCCGCCGGGCCGACCGCGGCATGGACCTCGCCGAAGAGCGCATGCGCGGCGTCGAGGAAGAGGCCCGTCTCATGGCGGAGCGCGAGGCGAAGCTCGCCCCCATCCGCGACCAGCTCACCCAGATCCAGCAGGACGTGGCCGCCGGCACCATCGACCCGGACCGCCTCTGGAACAAGGCCAGCGACGGCAAGCGGGCGGGCTTCATGGTGGGGGCCATCATGGCGGGCCTGGGCCAGTCGATGGCAGGTCGAGGGGGGCAGCCCAACGCGGCGATGCAGACGCTGTTCACGCTCATGGACCGGGACAACAGCGCGCAACAGCTCGCCCAGCAGGCGCGCGGCCAGAAGGCGGGCGAGCTGGCCCAGATCTACAAGCAGACCCTCGACCTCACCGGCAGCCAGCAAGCCGGCGTCCACGCCGCGAACCTGGCCAAGCTGGACGCCATGGAGCGGCAGTTCGAGGCGGAATACGAGCAGCTTCGGGCGCGAATGCCGGTGGGCGGCAGCAAGCGCGACCCGCTCACGGGGCAACCCGTCGAGACGACGATGCTCGACCTCCGCCTCGAAGGCGCCGTCAACCAGATCCGGCAGCGCCGCGCCCAGGAAGACCTCGCGCTCCAGGCGCAGATCGCGGCGGCAACGAAGCCCGTCGGGGTCGGTGGTGGCGGAAACAATCGCGCCAAGCTCCTGGGGCAGATCGCCGACCTGGAGAAGAAGAAGCTCGACGCGGCCAACGAGGCGGCGAAGGCGGGTCGCGAGGCCAACAAGGACCAGCCCGGCGCCGTGTTCGTGGGTGGCCAGAAGCTCCAGATCGACCCGAACGCACCGAAAGAGGCGGCGTTTGAGGCGCAGAAGAAGCTAAACATGGCCGAGCAAGGGCTGGCCACCATCGACAACGTCGAGGCGAGGCTCCGCGCCGCGCCCGCCGCTGGCTACCTGGAGAAGGGAGCGCGTCTCGTGGGTCTCGACCGCGTTGCTGGAGCCCTGGCGGACGAGGGGCGCGTCATCGGCGCCGACGACGTAACGGGCCTCAAATCCCAGCTCTCCGGCGCCGGTGTGCCGTCGGAGACGCAGGCGCGGCTCTTCCAGCAGATGCTCGGCGGTGGCCCTGGCGCGCTGGTGGCTACACAAGAGATCCGTCGCGCGCTCAACAGCGCGCGCCAGATCACCGTACAGAACCTCGGGGTGAAGTGAGTGGCTGACGTCCAGCTCTACGACGCGCAGACGGGCGCCCCGATCACCGCAGACGCGGCGACGGCGGCGGACCTCGTGCGCTCGGGGAAAGCTGGCTTCCTCGCCGACCAGAAGGTTGCGATCCAGGACCAGACCGGGGCCACGCGCGAGCTTAGCGGCACCGACGCCGCGGCCTACCTGAGCAGCGCCGAGGCGCGCTTCGGTGGCGGTGGCGTGGGCGACGCGGCGGTGCTCCAGAAGCAGCGCCAGCAGGAGGCCTTCGGCGGGGTCGGGGGCGCTGCCCTCGCCGCGGTGACCGGTGGCCTCCGGGGGGCCACGCTGGGCCTCTCGGACCTGGCCTTGACGGGCATCGGCGCCGTCGAGGCGGACACGCTCCGGAACTTGCAGGAGGCCAACCCCCTCGCGTCGCTGGCGGGCGAGGGCGCCGGCATGATCGCCCCGGTGCTGCTCTCCGGTGGTGCCGGGGGCGCGGCGCGGGCGGGCGTCGGGGCCGCCGAGGGGGCGAGCGCGCTCCGGGGCGTGGAGCTCGCCGCGGGGGCCATGCCCTCGGCTCTGGCGGCACGAGCGGGCGGCGCGGTAGAGCGGGCGATCCTGGGCGCGGCACCGGGGGCGCTCGAGCGGGTGACCGCCGGAGCCGCCAGCGCCGCAGCCGAGGGGGCGCTCTTCGGCGTCGGCCAGGAGGTGAGCCGGGCCACGCTCCGCAACGAGAGCCTGAGCGCAGAGAAGCTCGTCGCCAGCGCGGGACACGGCGCACTGCTCGGCGGAGCCGTGGGCGGTGGCCTCGGGGCCGTTGGGGCGGTCATGCGCGGGGCCGCCTCAAAAGCCTCGGATGCGGGCGCGGCGGCGCTACGGCGCTTCGAGCAGAAGGAAGGGGCGCTCGCGGGTGAGCTGGCCGGCGCCGCCCCCAAGACGGCCGAGGGGGTGCAAGCCCTCGCCGGGCGAGCGGAGCGCGAATTCGCGCTGAAGAGCACCGGAGCCAACCAGCCGCAGATTCAGCGGTTGCAGGCGATGGGCGCCGACATCGAGGCGCGCGCCGTCCGGACCATGGCCGATGGCGAGCTTGCTCAGGCCCTGGGGAAGGATGCGAAGGCGTTGCTCACCGCCGAGGAGAAGTCAGCCGCGGCGGCGCTGCTCCGCGACGAGCGGGGCAAGGCGGTGCGCGCGGGCGTCGAGGAGATCAAGGCCGCGGGCGGCAAGATCGACGTCGAGGCCTTCGTGGCGGAGCAGCGCGCGGCGATGGCAGAGCGCCTCGCCCGCGAGGCCAACCCCGACCTTGCGCGAGCGGCGAAGCAGACCGACGAGTGGCTCCAGCAGATCGAGACGAAGATCGGCGACGGTGACCTTGTCCGGGTCTGGGAGACCAAGAGCGACCTCGGGAAAGAGGCCTTCCGGAAGGGCGCCGACACCATCGAGAAGGACCTGAAACAGGACCTGTATCGAGCCCTGAACGACCGCATCAAGACCGTCGGCGATGACATCGCGGCCAAGGAGGGCGCCGAGTTCGCCGCTCGATGGAGCAACACCAACGCCGAATACCGCGCCGCGAACTGGCTGGCGGAGGCCACGGAGAAGGGCGCCGCGAGGAGCGCCAGCAACCGAAACTTCGGCCTGTCGGAGCAGCTCGGCGCCGTGGCTGGCGTCATCGTGGGCGGGGGTGGACCTGCAGGCCTGGCCCTCGCCGCCGGCGGCGCCTACGCGAACCACCTCGCCAAGGTCTACGGCGCAGACGTCGGCATGCAGCTCGCCCGCAGCGTGCGACAGGGCGAGGTGGTCTCCACGGTCGAGCGGGCCTTCGACCAGCTCCTGGGCCAGCGCGCGGCGGACGTGGCCGGGGTCGCTCGTGGGGCCCTCGGCGCCCTCACCGGCGCCGCCAAGGTGGCACGCCCCGGGGTGCCCCTGGCGCTCACCACCGGGCGCGTCGCCGAGGTCACCAGCGCCCGCGACCAGAGGCAGAACTTTGAGCGCACCCGCGACCGTCTCGCCGCCTACCAGGCGAACCCCGACGCCAGGATCAGCGCAGCCACCGCGGGCCTCCCGCCGTCCACTGCGGCGGCGGTCAAGAGCGTGGTGCAGCGCGGCGCCGACTTCCTTGCCTCGAAGCTCCCCCGGCGCCCGCTCCCCGAAGGCGTGCCGGCGGCTATCGCGAAGGCGAGCCAGCCGAGCCCCGACGAGATCAGCCGCTTCATGCGCTACGCCCGCGCCGTCGATGACCCGCTGCAGGTCCTCGAGGACGCCCGCGCCGGCAAGCTCTCGGCCGAATCTGTCGAGGCGGTCAAGGCGGTCTACCCGAGCGTCTACCAGGCCATCGTGGAGACCGTGCAAGAGAACCTCCTCGCCCGCGCGAAGCCGCTGAGCTGGGCGGAGGAAGTGCAGCTCGCGACGCTCGGAATCCCCGTCAACGACAACCTGCGCCCCGACGCGATCAAGCTCTTCCAAGACGCCTACACCTCGCCCGCCGCGTCGCCGGGCCCCTCGGCTCCTGTGCGCTCCGGCGCCCCGTCTCGCCCGCTCAACCCCCCGCGGCTCGCAAGCCGCCTCGACTCCCTCGGAGAAGCCCCATGACCGAACCCATCTTGCGCGCCGCCGCTGAAGTCCGTCCTCCGCTCCGCGGCGCTGTCTACGCCAACGCGACCAGCACCACCACTGCCTACCTCGACCTCGACCAGGCGATCACCGACCCCGAGACGGGCAAGTCGACGGCGAAGTTCCTGCGCGGGCGTTACCTCACCATCCAGGCCCTGACCGCGGACCTCTACTACGTGCTCCAGGCCAACAACTCCGACACCATCACGCCCACGGCGGCGGCGGGAGACTTCGCCGCGGCGAACTGCGCGGTGATCTCCGCGGGCAGCACCGTGCAGATCTGGATCCCGAAGACCACGGCGGCGCGCTACCTCGCGTTTCGCACGGCCTCCGGCTCCGGGTCCGTGCGCGCCTGGCCTTCCTCCCCGGTGGGCCAGTGAACGCCGTCCGCCCCGTCCCGGGCAACCGGAGGCAGGAGCCCCCACCGACCGGCGGCGGCTCGCCTCCCCCCGGCCCCTCTGGAGACGCGATTCTCCTGGAGGACGGCTTTTACATCCTTCTCGAAGACGGCTCTTACCTCCTTCTGGAGTGATCGACCATGGCTGACACGAAAATCTCTCTGATGACGGCGGCCTCCGCTCTTGACGGGTCGGAGATCGTCCCGGTCGTCCAGGGTGCCGCAAATCGACGTACGACCGTCGAGGCAATCACGGCCTTTGCGCTGACCTTTTCCCTCTTCGGGGGCGGCCAGGACGGGGACGTAACGGTAACCAGCAGCGTCACGCTGACCCGCGATATGTACTATCGCAACCTGACCATTTCAGGGGCCGGCACGATCAACGCGGCCGGATTTTCGGTCTACGTCAGCGATACCCTCGATATCTCCGCCGCTGGCGCCAGCGCAATCCAGCGCAACGGATCGGCGGGCGGCGCGGGTGGTGCAACGGGCACCGCGGGGGCGCTCGGCGCAGCGGTCACCGGCACCACGTCGGGGACCGGCGTGGCGGGGACGGCGGGCGGCGCGGGGAATGGCACCACAGGCCTCCAGGCGACCGCGGCCAGCGGGGGCGGGGCCGGCGGATCCAGCGGGACCAGCGGCGCGGGCGGACTCGGCGCCAGCGGCGCGGGCGGCCTCACCCGGGCAGGGGCGACCTCCGCGGGGCAGATCCCCGGGCGGCTGGAGGCTCCTGCCCTCTACTCGACCAGCACGTTTATCAGCGCCGGCAGCGGCGGCCCTGGCGGTGGCTCCGGCGGTGGCGATGGAACCACGAGCCCTGGCGGCGGTGGCGGGGGCTCCGGTGGTGGCGCGCTGTACGTGTACGCCCGTCGGATCAATCGCAGCGGCAGCACTGCGGCGGGGGCGATCTCGGCGCGCGGCGGCGCCGGTGGCAACGGTGGCACTCCTGGCGCGGGTAACAGGGGCGGCGGCGGCGGCGGGAGCGCGGGCGGCGGCGGCCATCTGGTCCTGGTGTACGAGACGCTGCTGGGCTCGACGGCCACGAGTTGCCTCGCGACCTCCGGCGGCAACGGCGGAAACGGGGGCAACGCGACCGGGACCGGCGTGGGTGGCAACGGGGGCTCTGGTGGAGGCTCGGGGCAGCTCCAGGTCTGGGATCTCGGGGCCTGGGTAGGCACCTGGTACGCGGCGCAGGCTGCGGTCACGGGAGGCAACGCGAGCGGCGTAACGGGCGGCACCGGCGGCACCGGCGCAGCAAGGGCGGTGAACCTGTGAGCGACAAGATCCTGAGCGAGAAGATCGCGCTGAAGGAGGCGCCCACGCGGGACGCAGCGGGGCGTACCATCGTGGCGGAGCAGGCGCTGGAGCGGGCCTCGAAGGAGGGCGCTCCGGACAAACCGGTGGTGATCCTCTCGGCGCCGGGGATTGTCGTCCAGGCGGACGATGGGGACGGTGAGGGGCTGGCGCGGGCACTCTCGACCCTCGCCGCGATGGTGCCTGGATGAGCGCCTCTCTCCGCAGCGTTCCACCACCGCCAGACCTCCGGGAGCGTCTCGACTCCGCCGAGAACGCGGTGGCGGATGCGCTCGTGGAGATGCAGGAATCAAACGCCAAGCTCGAAGACAAGATTACCGCGCTCACCGCGGAGAACGCCCAGCTCCGCGCCGACCATGACCGGGAAATGGCCCGAGCGTGGAAGGCGTGGGGCTGGCAAACGACGCTGCTGGCGCTCGTCGCTATCGCGGCAAACATCGTCGCCGCAAACATCTGGAGGCTCGACAAACGTGACCGATATCCAACTCCTCATCACGTGGGCGCAGGCCCATCCGCTCCAGGCGTGCGGCGCGGTGCTGGCGCTGGCGCTGATGGCGCTGGCCCAGGTGAGGCTCACCCGTGAGCAGGCGCTGCGGTGGCCTCGCCTCGCGGCGCTGGTGGTCGTGGCCCACAAGGTGGCGCCGGTGCTCCGCGGGCTGCTCAAGCCGCTCGCGGGCGTTGGCTCCGCGAAGGTCGCCCTGGAGGTGGTCGACCTTCTTTTCCCCTCGCCCCCCAGCAGCAACCCTCCCCCTCCGTCGTCCAAGGAAATGCCATGAAGCACCTCGATTTCTTCGTCTGGTTTTTCGTCGGCTGCGCCTGGTGGTCGTGCAAGCCCCTGCCCTCTGCCTCGCCGGAGCCGACCCCCGGCCCGGCGGCGAAGCTCGCTGAGGTCATCGGGCGCGTAGAGCGCGTGGCCCCGGTGGCGCTGGCCGCGTGTGGGCTCGCCGCGGAGGACAAGAGGCCCGCGTGCGAGGAAGCGGCGCACGTCCTGGCGGCTGCGGCTGCGGAGGGGCGGGCGGTGCTCAAGACGCTGGACCGGTGCCGCGAGGAGCAAGACCAGGAGTGCTTGGCCCTCGCCATCGAGCGGGCGGCCGAGCTGGTCCGGGTGCTCCGGTGAGCCGCGACCGCGCCACGGCCATCGTGCTGTGCCTCGCCGGGCTGGCCCTGGCGGCGCTGGCGCTGCGGGTCTGGAGGCTCCTGTGAGCGCAGACGCCATCGGCCTCGCGGCTCACCGGCTCGTGGGGCTGTCGTGGGGTGACGAGGCGACCCGGCGCGACTACTCGCGGATCCTGGCGCCGTGGGATAGCGAAGAGCGCGCGGTGCTCATGGCCTCGGAGCAGTCGAGCTGTGCTCTCACCGTCGCGGCGATCCTGCTGATCGCGGAGGTCGACGGGATGGTCCGGGGCTGGCGGGGCAAGGTCGCCTGCGATCCCCTCCGGGAGCCTCGCTGGCAGCGGTACGATAGCGTGGCCTACCTGGAGCAGCTCGCCCGGCAGCGCGGCGTGTACAAGGGCGCCGGGAAGGAGAGGCCGGACCTGCGCCCCGGTACGTGGTGGACGGTCTCCTCGGGTCGGGGCGATGAGCACGTGGAGATGGTCGTGGAGGTCGATGGCGATGACCTCGTGTGCGTCGGGGGCGGCAAGCTCGACCCGCTCAACCCCCGCCCCGGCGCCAAAGGTTGCACCCGCATCGCCCTCGGGAGGCACCGGCTTGCCCAGGCGCACGGGCGGTGGACGCTCTCGGGGCGCCCGCTGCTCTACACGGCGGACGCCACGGAGCTACCCTGCCTCACCACCGGCGAGCGCAAGGGGATGCCCTGGGAGCTGATCGGGGTGAAGCCATGAGCCGCGCCGTCCTCGCCCCGGAGGTGCTCGATCACTGGATCCGCCACACCGAGCGGTATGAGGGCCGGATCCCCTGGCTCTACCTCGACATCCGGGGCCTCGTGACCATCGGCGCGGGCGTGCTCGTGGACCCCGTGGAGCTCGCCATGAGGCTCCCGTTGGAGCTCGACGGACGCCCGGCGACCCCCGGGGAGATCGCCGACGAATGGCGCGCGCTGAAGGCCCGCCCGTCGCTCGCCCAGCAGGGCGCCGGTGCTGCGGGCAGGATCGCCCGGCTGCGCCTCACCGGAGCCGACCTCGACGCCCTCACCTGGGCGCGGCTGGACTCGACCGTGAGGGCGCTGGTGCGACGGTGGCCTGGCCTCCCCGGGTGGCCCTGGCAGGCACAGCTTGCCGTCTGCTCGTGGGCCTGGGCGGTCGGGGCGATGGCTCAGGGCTGGCCCCGATTCGAGGCGGCCTTGCACGCCCAAGACTGGACCACGGCGGCGGACCAGTGCCGGATCCGGGACGCCGATAACCCGGGGGTGACCCCGCGCAACGTCGAGAACCGGAGGCTCTTCCTGGCCGCAGCCGAGCGGGCCACGACGGTCCCGCCCCCGGAGCCGGAGCCCACCGACCGGATCCCCGTGGGCGAGGTCACGGCGCTGGTGGCAGAGACCGGGGATGCCCTCGCCCGGGAACTGCTCGCGGAGGGGTACCGGCGGCGCTGATCGGCTCGACGGGTCGCCGCGGGTGGGGTAGGATCGGGGCTCCTGGTCCGAGCTATCGCGCAGTGGACCGGCAGAGGCTCCCGGGATTTGGCCCCGGGGGCCTTCTGCTTTTGTCGACGGGGCGCCGCGGCATGGTAGCCTCCCTCTCGGGTCGCCTCCTCTACCGGGTCGCGGGGAGCAGTCGGCGAGGGAACGGGCCCCGGCCCGGAGGAAGCGCCTCCGGGCCCCTGCCCAGCCTGTCAGATCCGCCGCCCTCGGCCGTCTCTCGCCCCGCGTGGTGGAGCAGAGGTAGCTCGGCGGGCCCATAACCCGAAGGTCGCTGGTTCAAGTCCAGCCCGCGCAACCAGAGCCCCCGGCGCCCCCGGGGGCTTCGCCGTTTTGGGGCCCTCCGCCTGGACGGAGGTTCAGTGGTCGACCGGCCAGAATCCCGACCACTAAGGGCATCCGGCGACCCTTCCTGACCTCTCCTCCCCCTGGGATTTGGCCTGGAATCGAGGGGCAGGGGTACCTTGAGGTGCTAGCGGGTAACACCGTGGGGGTTCAAGTCCCCCCCTTCGCACAAGTCTTCAGGATTGCTGAGAGAATCGACGCCCGGCCCCGTGCTGGGCGTTCGTCGTTTTTGGCGGCTCGGCCAGAATCCCGACCAGAATCCCAAGCCCTCCGCACCAGCGGCGCGGGGCGCTGCTTGGCCGCCTCCCTCGCCTGCCCCACCAGCTGCTCGGCGGCTCGCGCCGTCGCCTTCGCGTAGATCGCCGTCGTCGTGACCTGCCTGTGCCCCGCGAGGTAGGCCACCGCCGTCAGGCTCCCGCCGTGCTCTACCCAGTAGGTCAGCCGCGCATGCCGGAGGTCGTAGACCGACAGGCTCCGGATCTTCTCGGGGGCCAGGCGCGCCGCCCGGGCCGCCGTCTTCAGGTAGGCCCGGCGGTCGTACCCCCCGAAGACCGGCAGGCCCGGCTCGGCGCACCCTTCGAGGATCGCCAGCGCCGTCGGGGTGAGCGGGACGCGGCGGGCGAAGCGGGCCTTGTCGATGGTCGCCGAGACGTCGAGGTGGCGCTGCCCTCGCCTCCAGTGCTCGCCCACCACCAGGGCCTCGACGGTCGCCGGCCTCAGCGCGGTCTCCCAGAGGAACCGGAAGTAAGCCCGCACCAGGAAGTGCCTCCCGTCGGCGCCCGGCTTCGTGCTGCGCTCGGGCAGCTCGGCGAGCAGGCGCAGCACCTCTTGCTCGCCGAGCTCGGTGGCCTGGGTTTTCCTCGAGGTGGCGCGGACCCCCGGGGCGCGACCGGGGAGCTTCGGGAAGACCAGCGGGGCGGCGAGGAGCTTCTGCTCCTTGAGCCACTCCCCGAAGCGAGCCAGCGCCGCCCGCTCCTTCCGGAGCGTCGTGCGGGTCACCTCGGCGAGGCGCTCGCGCTGGTAGGCACCGAGGGCGGCCTCGTCGAGCTGCTCCAGGCGCGACCAGCGCGGCAGCCAGTGGGCGCGGGCATAGGTCTCGTACAGCCCGACGGTGCCGGGCGTGTAGCTCGATTCCAGCGCTTCGAGCCAGGCCTGCAGCAGGTCCACCAGCGGAGTGCTGGTCGTCGCCTGGCCTCGCGTGGGCGTCAGGCGGCCTGCGAGGACGTCCGCGTAGAGCTTCTCCGCCCGCTCAAGAGCCGGGCCTTTCTCGCCCTCGCCTGTGGAGAGGTGGTAACGGCGACGGTCGTGGGTGAAGCGGACGTACCACGTGTCCCCTTCGAGCTTGATTTTCCAGATGCCTGGTCGTCGAGCCATCGGATCAAATCCTCTTCTTTGTAGCGGCAACACCCCCCGATCCGCCGCTCGAACCCCGCTCTGGCGAGGCTCGGCTGCACGTGCCGGAGGAAGGTCTTGAGGGAGAGCTGCAGGAGCTTGGCGGCTTCTTTTCGGGTGAGGAGCGGGGCCATCACCGCCACAGCCCCCGGGCTCCGGTTCTCCGGGGCGACGGGGGCGCGGTGGACAGGGCGAGGGGCTACCGCCTCTCCCTCCCGGAGACGGCGAGGCTGCTACCGACCGCCAGCGCCAGGAGGGCGAGGCCGGCCAGCATTTCGAGGATGCCTTGGGTCACGGTGTCACCCCGCCCGGTAGCGTCGTCAGACTGGCCACAGCGCGCAGCACCTCGGCCCACGGCCTATCGGTCGTGGTGCCCGTGTGGCAGGCGTCGCAGGCGTCGCGCTTGGCTGCGTGGTCCACCACCGTGGCAACGGCGCCGCACGCACACGACGGGCACCGGGCTAGCATTTCCAGGACGGCGAGGTGCAACGCGCGATAGTCCCG